GCTCAACCCAAACTCAATAGATAAATCTACTTTAGATAGAATGCCTCAGCCAACAGGCTGGAGAATTTTGGTTCTACCATATGCTGGGCCAGCTCAAACTAAAGGTGGAATTATTCTATCTGATAATTCTAAAGACACAATCCAAATGACAACTGTTTGTGCCTATGTTCTTAAAATGGGAAATCTTTGTTTTAGAGATAAAGATAAATTTCCATTAGGACCGTGGTGCAAAGAAGGTGAGTGGGTAATCTTTGGAAGATATGCAGGTAGCCGATTCAAAATAGAAGGAGGAGAAGTTAGAATTCTTAATGATGATGAAATCATTGCTAAGATAGATAACCCTTCCGATATTTTGCACATGTACTAATAGGAGGACAACATGGATGAAACAAAAAAACAACCAGAGGTAGAATTAGATCTAGATGATGCTAAGGAAACTTCGGTTGAATTAAAAGAAAAAGAAGAACCTAAAAAAGCACCTAACTTAAATGTTGGAGAAGTTGATTTAGGATATACAAATCATGACAACAAATCTGAAAAAGATAAAATTGACATTGAAGAGATAGGTGATCAACCTAAGGCTGAAGTTAAAACAGAAGAAAAAAAACCTGTTGATAATCTAGAGCAACACACAGAAAGCGTAAAAAAACGTATTGATAAATTAACTTATAAAATACGTGAAGCAGAAAGAAGAGAACAAGCTGCTTTAGAATATGCTAAAGGTTTACAGAAGAAATACTCAGATGCTGAATCTAAGTATATGGATGTAGACACAAACTACATTAAGGAATTTGACGCAAGAGTTGATGCCCAACGTGCTCAAGCTAAAGCTAAGTTAAAGCTTGCCATTGAGTCTCAAGATGCGGAACAAATTGTGAGTGCACAAGATGAGTTAACAAGATTGTCCGTTGAAAAAGAAAAGGCACGAATCGTTATGAGCGAACGTGAGGTAGCTAGAAAATCTTTTGATGAACAACAAAAAACTCAAACTGTACAAAAAGCACCACAACAACCAATCACTCCAAGTACAAAAGCGAAGTCATGGGCTGAAAAAAATGAGTGGTTTGGTAATGATAAATACATGACAAACTCAGCATTTATGCTTCATGAAGACTTGGTAAGTCAGGGGTTTGACGCAGAGAGTGATGAGTACTATAATGAAGTAGATAAACGAATGCAGGATTTATATCCTCATAAGTTTGCTAAATCTCAGGAATCTGAGGTTACAGAGGAGAACAGGAAACCCGTCCAAACTGTTGCTTCTGCTGGAAGAAAACAATCAGGACGCAGAACCGTGAAACTCACCAAGTCACAGGTGGCTATTGCTAAAAAATTAGGGGTGCCACTAGAAGAGTACGCTAAATACGTGAAGGAGGTATAATGAGCGATAAAATAAATAATAGAACTTCACGCGAGTCAGAAGTAAGAAACAAGGATCTTCGTAAGAAGCCTTGGACTCCACCGTCAAGTCTGGATGCACCTAAAGCACCAGCGGGTTTTGTTCACAGATGGATTAGAACAGAATCGCAGGGTTTTCAGGATACGGCAAACGTATCTAAAAAACTCAGAGAAGGTTGGGAATTTGTGAGATCCGAAGAAATTAAAAATTCTACAGGTGATCATGATTATCCAATAATCTCCGAGGGAAAATATGCTGGGTTAGTCGGGGTTGGCGGCCTTGTGTTGGCAAGGATACCTGAAGAAATTGTCAAAAGTCGTTCCGAGTATTTTAAAAAAATTACTCAGGATAGAATAAAGTCGATTGATGCTGATTTAATGAAGGAACAACGACCTGGAATGCCTATCAATATTGATAGACAGTCCCGTGTAACTTTTGGTGGTGGACGTAAGTCATAATTGTTTGGCAAAAGTCAACTACTGTAAATTAAATTAAAACAAACGGAGTATAAATAAATGGCAAACGCAACAGAAAGATTTGGTCTAAGACCAAGTCGACAACTTAATGGCAGTCCATTTATCAACGCCCAAAACAGATATAGAGTAGCAACTAATAACTCTACTAACATTTACCAAGGTGATGTGGTTATACCATTCGCTTCTGGTACAGTTGGAAGAGCAGTTGCAAATACTTCTACACCTGCTGTGGGAGTTTTTAATGGCTGTTTTTATACAGATCCGACAACTCAAAAACCAACATGGAAGAATTATCTTCCAAGTTCAGTTGCGGCAAGCGACATCGTTGCTTTCGTAATTGATGCACCAGACACAGTATTCGAAGTGAATGCTAATGGTGTATTTGCAGTTGCCGATATCTTTAAAAACTTTTCAGTTAACAATGTAACTGGAAATATACAAACAGGTATATCTTATGTACAATTAGATGTAGCGAATTCAGGAACGGATTCTACATATTTAGTTCAAGCAATTGATATATCAGGTGACGTACTTAACAGTGACGTAACTGTCTCTAATGCAAATGTTCTTGTTAGAATTAACAACCATTTCTATAAAGCAGCTACTTCAGGACTATAATAGGAGAATATAAACTATGGCTATATCACGATCACAACTAGTTAAAGAACTAGAGCCAGGATTGAATGCCCTATTCGGCCTGGAATACAACAGATACGACAACGAACACGCAGAAATCTTTACATCTGAATCTTCAGACAGAGCTTTTGAAGAAGAAGTAATGTTAACAGGTTTTGCGGGTGCAGCTATCAAACAAGAAGGTGCAGGAGTGCAATTCGATCAAGCTTCTGAAGCCTACACTTCAAGATACACTCATAATACAATTGCTTTAGCATTTGCTATTACTGAGGAAGCTATTGAAGATAACTTGTATGATAGATTAGCTTCTAGATACACTAGAGCTTTAGCTCGTTCAATGTCACAAACTAAACAAACAATAGCAGCTAACATTTTGAATAATGGTTTTGATTCTGCATACACAGGAGGTGATGGAGTTCAGCTTTTAGCTAGCAACCATCCTCTTGCTAACGGATCAACATTTTCAAACATTTTAGCTACTGCAGCGGATCTTAACGAAACTTCTTTAGAACAATCGTTAATTGACATTGCAGGATTTGTAGATGAAAGAGGATTGAAAATTGCTCTTCAAGGTAAGAAATTGATTATTCCAAAAGAATTACAATTTACTGCTGAGAGAGTTTTAAGATCTCCACTTAGAACGTCTACATCTGATAACGACATTAATGCAATGTTGAATATGGGAATGGTTCCAGAAGGTTACAGAGTGAACCACTTCTTAACTGATACAGATGCATTTTTCTTACTTACAGATGCTCCTAACGGATTGAAAAATTTCGTTAGAAGTCCAATCAAAACAGCTATTGAAGGCGATTTTGACACTGGTAACGTTAGATTTAAAGCTAGAGAAAGATACAGCTTCGGTTGGTCTGACCCTAGAGGAATCTTCGGAACACCAGGAGCGGCTTAATAATTAAGTCTTTTCATAAAAGGGGCCAAGGTTTACTTTGGCCCCTTTTTCTTTTATAATAATAAATAATCTAGATATAATTAGTTTTGTAGACTGGCTAGACAGACGGTATAGAGACTACAGAGCTTAACCACTATACGGGAGAATAATATGGGACAATCAACGTTTTCAGGACCAGTAAAATCTTTAGCAGGTTTTATTAGTTCTGGAGTATCAAACTCAGTAACAACAGGAGCAGCTGCAATATCATTAGATGTTGCTAACTATTCTGGAAAACAAATCTATTACACAAGTACAGCAGCATCAACTTTTACATTACCTGCAGTAAATACAACTTCACCAAATGATCCAACTGATCCAAATCAGGACAATAATTATGGTGCAACTTTTAATTTTGTACTTTCAACAACAGTAACAGGAAATTTTGTAGTTAAAGTAGCAAATGCTTCTGACACTATGGTAGGAACAGCCATTCTTGGTTCTGGAACTACTGCATTAGTATTTAGCACAGCAACTGCATCAGACACTATTACTTTAAGTGGTACAACTACAGGTGGAGTGGGCGGAGCAACTATTACTGCTACAGTAGTAGGAGCTAATAGATACAAAGTTAACGTAGTATCTGGAGCTACAGGAGCAGTAGCTACACCATTTAGTGCTACAGTATAATTAATTTATTTTAAGGAGCTCTTCGGGGCTCCTTAAATATTAAGGAGTAAAAATGAGTTTTAAAAGTGATGTAAAACCAATCGTAATAGCAGCTTCACAAACAAGTGCAGTAGCTTTTACTGGAAGAACAAGATTAAGAGCATACAGCTTACAAGGTGTATCTACATCAGGTACTGTTGTTATTAATGGTTTAGCAAATGCTACAACTGTTAGTACTTCTACAAATACACAAGTTTATTTATTAGGTTATGTTGGAGCTGGACAAACTTCTACATTAAATCTTCCAGAAGATGGAGTTTTATATAGTATTAATAATGCTGTTGGTTGTGTAGATGGAATTGGTGTTGTTAATAATTCTGGAGTAGTAGTTACATTATTTATAGATAAATAATAAAATGGCTAAATTTGGTATCCAATTAAGAGGAACTGGTAAAGCTGTTGCAAAAATGTCTATAGGCGGAGCCTTAGCAACTAAATCTAATATATATCAAGGTAAACCAGGTTCTTACGAACAAAGTTATTATACACAAGCTTTATTTCCACAAGCTACACAAGCTGGATATGTTCCACCCCCTTCTACTGATAAGAAAAAAGAAGATAAAAAAGAAGAAGGAATGGCTAAAGGCGGAGCAGTTAAGCCAGTTGATCCAAAAAACAAAAAAAAGGTAAGGCAAAAAAAGAAAATTTAATTTCTTGTAATGTCTTATTTAAATGCTAACATACCTACAATTTATTGTAAAATAAGAAAGGAATATTTATATGACTTACGAAAGCATCAAGGAGAAACTGAAGACTGCGTGGTATTTGGCCTGGGGAGTATTAGCGGGCGTGCAACGTTGTTTCACTGTTTACTTAGCAACGGTGCAATATATTGGAGACTTCCTATCTCTGCTTTTGTTCAAAGAAGAGTCGGCAGTGATGTGCATAGCACACAGATGGAACATCAAGATCTCGAAGATCTTCAGTTATGGAATTCATTTAGTTATTATCCTAGTATTACTGTTTTTGATTTTTTAAAAGGTCAACGCTGTAAATATTTTAGTAAAAATAAAAATAAACTTTATTATGGTGAATATTTATTTACGATTGATTGGGCACATCCAGAAAGTAATATTATTGATACTGAACATTCCGAAATTCCTGATCAACATAAGTGCGGGCATGTGTTGGCTCTTGATAACGGTAATTATGCAATTATGCCTAACAATCGTATTTTGTGGAGTATCCCTAGCTTTACTACTAAACCATCTGTACCTGATTATAAAGTCCAAACTACAATTTGGAATGTTGAAAATAAAGGATTAATTACAGATGACACAGACAATTTTTTTTATGATATAATAAAAGAGGAGAACAAATAAATGAG